TCGGGGAGCCGTCGGGCGAGAAGTACCCGGACGTCACGGCCTGATAAGCCTTCAGCATCCACGCCTTCGCGTGCCGGAAGACGCCGCGCAGCTCCTCGCTCGGGGGCCTGCCTTCCATTAGGTACAGCTCGAAGGCGCGGGCGAACTTCTCGTGATCGGCGTCGGTAATCGCTGCGTCGGGGTCCGCGTTCAGCCACTTCTTAAGCGTCGCGAGATCCCTACCGATCTCCGCGTACTTCAGCGCGTCGCGCTCCATGCGCGCGAGGAAGTAGTGTCCGAACTCGTGGAGCAGGCTGGTGAGGTCGGCCTTCTGCGTGAGCTTGATCGTCACGCTACGGAGCTGCGGGTCGGTGAGGTCGATCGAGCCGCGCTCTTTCTGATAGAGAGCGCGCTTCACCTCGATCCGCGAGTCGTCGTAGATCACGTAGTTTCGTACGTCGCTGGAGTCACCGATGTACGTGTGGCCGGGGATGCCGGCCTCGCGGAGGAACTCGGACGCCTTCGCGTTCTCCTCTCTCCCAAGAGCGCCAGATCGCCCCTCGCCTCCGGCGATGAGGTAGTACAGCGCAGCACCGGTCGAGTCTTCTTCTGCGATCTTGCCCGCGAGATCGTCTTCGATGCGGAACACAATCTCTTTGAGTGCGTCGCCTGAGTAGATCTCTTGACCGCGCTCCGTCTTCGCGAACGCGAGGATCTTCGCTGCGATCTCAGGCTGCTCGCTGAGCGGCTCGTCCCAATCCATCAGCTCATGCAGGTCGGGGATGTCGGCCTCGAAGACGTTGCCCGGCTTCTTGACTTGGATCTGAACCCCTCGATCGCGAAGCTCGCGGATCAAACGCAACGCCAACTTCGCAACGGACGAAGTCCTTTCGGAAAGAGCCAGTAGCTCCGATCCGGGTAGAATGGTTTTCTTCGTTTCTAAATCTTGTCGCACTTTAAGGAGAGTGTACGCAACGTAATCAGCCAGTGAACTTTCAGCTTCTTCGTATATGTCTGACACGTTGGTCAGACCTCTACCTTCCACCGCCAACCGAACACGTGCAGCAGCGAGATCAGACGCCTCACCAAGTAACTTTTCTTCCTCGGCAGCCACCCGCCCAACGTGCCTGAAGAAATCGAAATCACTGGAAGGCCGTGTGGGGCGATGGCGCGACGGCAAACGGCCGACCGCGTCGTAGAAAGAAGCGTCATCTCCGTAGAAGATCTGCGTCGATCCGCGACTCAGGTTGCGCCGGTAGTACTCCGCAATCGCCTGCTTCGACGTGAAGTACAGTCCGTAACCGTACGCTTGCGCCCCCTCTCCCGTGCCGACGTGCTGAAGAGAGAAGCGGTCCCCTTCGAGCCGCCTCCGGCCCGTGCCGTGGAAGGCGGACTGCTGCAGCACACGATCTTTCGAGTCTTCGAGGAGCCGGCCCTGCTTGTCCGTGAGATCGAGGATTCCCGTCGCGGTGTCCTCGACGTCCGGCGCTTCGAGATGATCGACGGCGTTCTTCTGCGCTGTGATGCCTGCGTCGTAGTCAGCGACGTAGAGACCCGAGCCGCGCTCGTACTCGCTCACCGTCGGGTCGTACACCATGAAGACGACGTCGGGCCGCCCGTTGTTCCATCGATCGTATCTCTCGTAGTCCCAGCCCGGCGGCGCGTACTCGTCGTTCCACGCGAGCCGCGCGACGGCGCGGAAGTGCTGTCGGCCGTACAGCTCGGGCAGCGCCGTGTCGAAGCAGTCGAGCCGACGGCCACCCTCCGCTACCGCCCGCTGGATGAGCGCGGACACAGCACCGCGCTGGCCGTCGGGATGACGAAAGACGGAGACGATGTCGTCGTCCTTGAGCGCGAAGCCCGCCTTCCCGTCCGGAGTAAGGTAGGTCTTCATCGATGCGTACTCTTCGGGTGAGTACAGAGTCACCGCCGCGCCGGAGGGGTTCGCTTCCTTCGCCGCGGCGATGGCGGAGTGGAACTCGTCCGAAGGCGCGACACCTAGGTCGTCGGGGACATATCCGAGGGCGGCTTGCTGGGCAATCCGAACTCCAGATCCTCTAGTATCTTGTCGTACTCCGTCGGCTCCTCCCAGGAGGGCTTCAGCAGCGCGTCGAGCAGCAGCGTTCTCTCCTCCTCGCCGACTTTCGAGAGCAGCTCGAAGAATCCCGAGCCGATCTCGTTCGAGCTGCTTGTCTCCGCGCTCGGAGGTTGCGGAGAGTTCGGCGAAGACGGACTCGGTGGCTCGCCGAGCTTGGTAGACGTGCTCAAGTCGCTGGGCGGCTCGCTGGAGGGCGGCGGCCCCACGATCTCCGAGAGGAGCCGTAGGCGCTCTTCCTCGATCTTCGCTCGGTCGTCGAGCAACTGCTTGATCTCTGAACGTACGTAGCTGTTCGAGTCGTCCACCGTATCCCCCTGCTTGGAGTAGGTCCGTAATCTTCGCGTCTTGAGCCAACATCAGATCGAAGTCGGGCGTCCCCGTGACGTCCACCGATCGCGCCGCCGCCATCTCAGGAATTGTGGGCGAAGATACCTTGCGCGCCTCGGTGTACGATTTCGCCCAGCTCCACGTCGTCTCTTGTACTTCAGCGGGTGTCCACACCTGACCGGTGCGCTCGGTGAGGATGCGGGCCGCCTCGCGGAAGCGCGCCGAGATCGCGGCGTAGAGAAGCGGTGTCGTGATGTCCTCGCCCACCAAGCTAAACATCGCCGCTACCCAGGCGTCGGCCGTCACCGCGTTCATGTTGCCGCGCAGATTCGAGAAGAAGCTGCGTACCTTGTCCGTGCGGAAGACGATGCTCTCGGGATCGGCGGAGGTGAGCGCGATCGTGGCGTTGCCCGCCCACGCATTGAAGTTCCGCACGCTGCGCACGATCCGATCGACGACGGCGGGGTCGGAGGGACGTCCCGCTTCGTTCCACGCGCGCCACATCTTGAGCGCCGCTACGACGTTATCGCGTACACCGGTCTGCGGGCTCGTCGCCGCGAGCAGCGCCGTGAAGCGTGCCGCATCCTCACCGAAGACGAACTCGATCGTGCGCTGGGAGTTGGCGTACCAACCCTTCTTCGCCGCGCCCGAGATCGCCATCGCCGCCAGCTCTTCCGCAGTCGTGCTCAGTCCGGCGATCTGGTCCGCGATCTTGTTCACGAGGTGCGGCTTCTTCGCCGTGTCCAACGGCGTGAGATACGGAAGCGCGCGCTTGGCTTGCGGCGTCAGCTCCGTCTTCTTCTTTTGCTCCAGCGTACGACGACGACCCTCTTCCGCGTACGTCTCGTTGCTGAGCTGAGAGATCACGTCCTCGTTGGTCGTCTTCGATAGATCGATCCCGCGCGACTCGACGACGCGTCGCATCGACTCTACCTGGCGTCGTGCCCGGAGATCTCGCGCCGTGCGTACGCGACGCTCCTTGGTACTCGCCTTCTTCTCTTCCGGCGTGAGCGTCGGGGGTGTGGGAGCCTGAGCCCCTGCCGCCTCTTGCGAAACGGCAGGGGTAGGCTCTGCGGGAGAAACTGCGGATTGGGAACCTCCCACCGCAGACGCAGACGGGCTTTCGGGTGACTCGACCGCGTTCTCCTGCTCAGTCGTGGTCGCAGCAGCGGGCGACGTCGCGGGCTCTTCGAGCGTGTCTACGGCGACAGGCTTCTCGACAGTCTCATTGCGCAGCGTGTCGAGCGCGACGTTCGCTTCCTGCGTCGTCATCGCCTCCATGCGGCTCTCATCGATCTTGATCTGCGGCACACCCTCGTCGTTGAGTACCGCGCCCAGCGTGCGGCCCGTCTTCTTCGCGAGAGTCTCCATACCCGCGAGCCAGACCTTGGCCTGCGCGGCAGCAGTCGCTTCGTCGAACGGCCCCGCGTTCACGATCTGTGAGTACACGGAGTTGAAGATCGTGCTGCGTGCCTCGGCGTCGGGCGTTGCGGATTCCGTCTCGGAGGGCGACGTCAGCTCGTCGAGCATCCTCGCTTGGTCGCCGATCTGCTTCACGAATAGGTCGGCTTCCTTCTTCGACATCCCCACCGGATCGAAACGCGCCTCGTCGCCCACGAGCGCCGACATCTTCTCGTTCGCTGCGATGTACGCCGCGTAGGTAGGCAGATCGATCGCGACGTCCGCCCCCGTAGCGCGGGCCTTCTCCACCTCCTGGGCGAGGCCCGGCGCGGCCGACGCGAGCGCAGAGCCTTCGGGGGACTGCAAGAGCTTGCGCGTCACTTCGTGGGGCAGGTAGACGTGCGAGACGCCCGCCTGCTCGGAGACGTGCGAGAGCCACCCACGCAACATCTCGGGGTCCGTGCTCGCCGCCTTCGAGCCCTTCAGCACCTCGCCGATCTTGGTCGCCGCCGCGCTCGACGACTTCGCACGCGCGGCCTGAGTCATGTTCCAGCCGCCCGTGATGGCCCGTCCGCCCGCAGCGACACCGAGACCGCCGACGGCACCGAAGTAGCCCGCCTCACCCGTGCGCGCGGCGATCGCCTCCCAGCCCGTGAGCGCCACCCCCTCGCGGGTCGTGTACGAGAACCGCTTCACGTTCTCATCAGCGAACGGGTTCAGGTGCATCTCAGCGAGCTTGCTGAGCACCGCCTGCTGAGGCTTCGAGTACGGATCCCACATCCCGACTTCGAACGCCATCGGGAGATCGGTGAACGCACCCTTGTTCGCCGCGGTCAGAATCCCGACGAGATCGCCGAAGATCGCCACGAACTCTTGCGACGCCTCTTGCATACCGTTCTCGACTGCGCCCGACGCGAGCGCGCCGCCGAGGTTGTCGATCATCGGGGCGAGCGCCTTGTTACGGAGCAGCAGCGTCACGAGCCCGCGTGACTTGTTACCGAACAGCTCGGCGAACCCAGGGATCCGGCCGAACGCCGCCTCGACCTGTAGGTGCTCTAAGAATCCGTTGGGTACGCCCACCATGATCGAGAGCGCACGGTTCACGTTCACCGAGTTGCCGTTCTCTCGATTGGCGAGGTACCACGCGAGACCCTCCGCCTTCATCATCGAATAGTTCGACCCGATCAGCGTGCCGAGACGCCAGCCCTCGACAGCACCGACGACCGCCGCAGGGATCTGTCCTCCGGGCGGAGCGAGGAGCGCAGAGAGTCCCGCCCCCGCAATCGCCGAAATCCCTCCCACGAGAGAGGACTTCGCTCCGTACTCCAGTGTCTGCGCGGTGAAGTTCGCCGTCGCGCCGGGCACGTCCCGCAGAATGGACAGCGCCTCATCCGCTAGCGCCGCCGCGCCTCCCGACACGATCACAGAGGGGTCGTCCTCGATCGACCCCTGCACACGCGACTTGAAGAACTCGACGTCGTCTCCAGCGAAGTAGTTGATCTGCTTCTCCGCCATGAGCTTCTGAATCTGTCGCTCGATCTCGGGCGATGCGTACCCCGTCGGCGAGATGAACGCCTGCCCCGCCAGCTCCGTGAGGTCGGACTGTACGCCCGCCTGATGCACGCCCTGCTTGACGTCGAGCCACATCTTCTTCGCGGTACTGAGGCCCGAGATTGCGTCGGGCGTGAACTTCTCGATGGCGTTGGGCGCTTCGAGGAACGACGGCAGCTCCGGCACGAGCTGCGTCGCGTCGTTGCGCCGCTTGTTCTGCGCCTCGATCGCGAGGTAGCCGGGGTCGAGGTGCGCGACCTCGTCGGGCAGCCCGAGCGTGCGTGCGTTGTTGACCGACTCGACGACGGCGTCAGGGTCGGTGTCGAAGATCGTCTGCGGTGTGCGGCGCTCCTGCCGCACTTGCCCGAGCAAGCTATTGAACTCGGCGACCTCCTCGTCGATCGTCTTCGGAGCGAGCGGCTTCGGCGGCGTAGCGGGGGTCGGAGCGGGACCGCCCAACGTGATGTTGGTATCCGTGACCCCCGTGAGCAGCCCCTCACTCATCGCGTGTTCCGCTTCGCAGCCACCGCGGCTACCTCTTCTTCCGTCAGTACGTCGCCCGCAGCCGCACGCTCCTGCACCCACTTCCCGAGGGCGTCTACGCCGAAGCCGTACTTCGCGGCCCACTGCTGCACTCGCGCCGTCGGATCTTCAGTGAGGTGCTTCGGCTTCGTCGCTCCGATCACTTCCTTGAGCACCTCTTCTTCCTGCCCGGGAGCCTTGCCTCGCATCTCGTCGTGCAGCGTGAGCAGCTCCAGCTCCGTCAGCTCGTGACTGAACTTGTGTCGGGCCAGAGTGGTTGCGCTCTCGATCTCGAAGTACGACAGACCTGTCTTCTGCGACATCGTGTAACGATCCGACACGGTGTCTTCCGAGATGCCCGACGGATTGCCCGCCGATTCCCAAGCGTTCGTAATCGCCTCCTTCTCTTTGTCGGGGACGTCGTCGTACGGCACGGTCTCGAACGCATACACGTCCTGTCCCCAGCGCGGCTCGTGGACTTTGCGAGAGATCCGCGCAAGCAGCGTGTTGAGATCCTCGTAGCTCGCGTCGGGCTGGAGAGAGAGCTGGAGATGCGCCTCGGACGCGAACGCTGCGCGGCGCTGAAGCGCGACAGGGCCCGTACCGGGGAACAGAGACTTCGCGATGTTGTTGATCTGACTATTCGCAAAGTCCTGTGTCATGAATCCGCGCCGCGTCGTCTCCCCTCGCCGCGCCTCTGCGGTGCGCTTCACGAGATCTTCGTACCTGCTCTGCGTGAGTCGTCCGTAGTACCTGAACGGAGAAAAGTCCGGGTCGCGTAGCTGCGAATCGCTGAGAGAGAACGCTTCGAGCAGCGCCTCCGGGTCCGACGATGTCGCGCCCTTCTCGCGCCGTAGCACCTCGGCCCGTAGAGCGCGCGTCGCGGAAGGCGCGAGATCTGTCGGAATGTCGGACATCACGAACGGGCGCACCCCGCCCGCCGCGGTCGGTACGCCGTGATCGAGCAGCGCCTGTGTCGCGATGGCGCGCTCCTCGCGGGCTGCGTTGCGGGCCGATCGAGCGGCGCGGGTACGAGCAGCGACGAGCGTACGCACCTCGTTACGGATGACCGCAGGTAGCGGTGCAATCTTCGCTTCCATCTGCTCCGGTGTTGCGTTGGAAGAAAAGATCTGGTCCGCAGTCTCGATCACCGTCTCTTTCTGGATCTGATCCGAGTACGCATCTCGTACCCGAGCGAGGGCGTCACCCGTCAGTCTGCTACCGAACCTTTGGATGACTCCGACCATGGCGAGAGCACCATCAGCAGCAGCAGTATTGACTGCGCCCTCTACTGCGTCGCTCTGTACTTTCTTGATCTCCGCATCGACCGCGATCTTCGCCTGCTCATCCGTTTCTGCGTCGAGTCCGTTTCTCTTCGCTCGAGCACGAACTAGAGCGGCGATTGATTCGAGATGCCCTTGGAACTCCTCGATGTCCTCCGGTGTACTGAGCGTCGCGACCAATGCCGCGCCATTCACATGTGCTGCGATGAGACCCGAGTCCACCTGATCCTCGTAGGCATCGAGCTGCATCTGGTAGTGGCGTACGCCCCGCTCGCGCTCTTGGATAAGTGACTGATCGATCGACGCTTGCGCGATGCGCTTCGCACGGTCGTTCGGCAAAGCGGCGAGTGCTTCGTCGCGCGCCAACTTCAGAGCGGAGTCGAACTCCTGCCACGTATCCGTCGCCGCTTTCCCCTTGCGCGTGTAGTACCCACCACGGCTCTGCCCCAACTCTAAGAGCTTGTTGCGGTAGGTGTAGTCTGCATCCTTCGCCGCAACGGTGTCGGCCTGTAGATGCACCTGATCTATCGTGCCGGAAAGATCGTCGAGCCCCTTCGCGAGACCTGCGGTCGGCGAGCCGGACGGCGAGAAGACAGCCGGAGACTGGAGCTTCTCCGGCGCGACGCGATCTTGGTAGAGATTGATCTCGCCCATTAGTTGATCACTTTCGATTCAGGAGGGTGCTGCGAGCGGTACATGCCGTACGCATCTGACGCGCTCGTGAGCAGACCTCCAGCCGCATCAAATCCTGTACTGACTTCTTGGTACGTAGAAGCGAAACCCGCTTCTCTCGCACCGGTTCGCACGGCCCAGGCTTCCTTCTCTGCGTTGGATTTGATGAGCAGGGCGTCGTACTCTCCGAGACTGAGTGTGTCTGACTGGATGTCGAGATTGGATCCGGCGTTGAGGATGAAGCCGTGACCCGCACCCTGGACGCGCTGCTGCCCGAGTACTGCGAGAACGTGATTGCGGTGTCGCTGCAGTTCGATCTCCGCGTTGCGTCGGATGTCCTCCGCTTGATACTTGGCGATCTTCTCTTGCCGTTTCGCTGCGGCGGCCTGGCCCGCGATGGCCGCGCCCGAGCCCGCAGCCGCGACGACGGCACCGAGAATTCCGACGACGAGTCCTCCATCACACATTGTTCTCACCTCGCGTGAAGCGGTAGAACTTGCCGCCGCTCGGCGTCTCCCACGTCCGTTCTCGATCGATCGTGAAGCCGATCACTTCGAGCCACCGCTGCGCCACTTCGTTCTCTGCCCAGACGAAGTTCCACATGGGCAGCCCGAGCCGATCCATGCGCGCGACGTACTCACGCCCGAAGCGCACGAGGCTGAGCGGGTAGTGCGTCACCTCCTCGCTCCCGAGCATCCACGGGATGATCGCGCCCTCGAACTCGCGGTAGCCCCACATCGCGACGATCTCGTCTCGATCATCGACCGCCATCCACGCCTCGCTCGCCGTGACCAACGTCTCGCGAATCGCCACGTTGGGGGCCACGCGATCGTCGAGCGCGCGCAGTTCATCTCGGTCCACCTTGCGCAAGCACGAAGAGAAGGCATCCCCGTATTTCTCGGTCGCAGGAAGTACACGAATGGGCTCATGCGACATCGCTGAACTCCGCGGTGGAAACTACGGCGAGAAGCTCGAAGGGCAGGGGCGAACGCTGCTCGATCACGACGGACCCCGACGGATTCCACGAGCCGTCGATCGGAATGTCGAGCTTGCCTGTATGCGTAAGAGTCGGGAAGTCGTAGGTCGGAGTGAACTCCGCTGGCTCCATGTGAGAGACATCCGGGCCTACGTGGCCGCCCTTTGTGTCCTTCACGTACAGACGCACTTCACTCACATTGAGCTGGCGTCCCACGTTGTTGAACTGGATCTTTGAAAGATCTGGGTCGAGCGTCTGCACGCGCGTCGTGAAGGGCAGCCCTGCGTGAATGCGAGACGCTGCGGTCGAGAGAGTGAAGGTGCCTCCGCCGCTCACCGTCTTCGGTCCCACGTCTACGCCGTCTGCATTCACGGCGATGATCATGTTCGCGAGGTGGTCGAGGCCCGAGATCGTGGTGACTGCTTTCCGGATGACTCCGGAGCCGACGACGTAGCCTGTGTTCATCGCCGAGCCGTCGAACCCCTGCAGCTCGAAGGTGTCGTTCGTCTTGTTCGCCACCGTGTACCGCGCGTCGTTGAGCCCTGTCGCGCCGACCATCCCCGTGATGTCCACGAGATCACCGTCCAACAGACCATGCGCGACGCTGGTGATCACGACGGGGTTCGCCCATGAGACGCTGCCGATCGCGATCGGTACGTCCCACGAGAGACCGCAGTCCACGAAGAAGCCGTCCTTGGACGAGGCCAAGGTCCGTGTCTGCATACGCTCGATCGTACGTACGAACGCACCGTTGAGGTACCGCTTGCAGATGAAGTACGCGACGTCCTCCGTGCCCTCCGGCACGACGCACACCCGCTCGTAGTACCCCTGCGTCGTATGCGAGCCCCAGCCCCAGATCTTCTCCTCACGCCGATACGTAAGCGAGGCCGCCGAACCGTCACTGAGTACGCACCAGATGAGCGAGTCCGGATTCTGTGCGAACGCCATGCTCACGACGGTGCGCGGAACGCCGTCCTTCTCCGGGCGGAAGAGATGCTCTGCGAAGAGGGAGAGATCGTTGCCTCCGTACTTCGAGCTTTCGAGCGAGTAGTACAGATCTCGGATCTTGGTGCCGCGCTCCTGTACGTAGAGCAGCGTGTTGCCGACGATCGCAGGCCGCACGTGCGACGAACCGTTGTTGCTGTGCTCCTTGGTATTGATCGTCGTCGGACTGACCACGTCATCCGCGTTGCCCTTGATGACCCACTCCCCCGACGCCGTCAGTGCGATGAGGTCGTCGAGCGTCACGAGGTGGATGATCTCTTGCGAGCCCTGCGACGCGATCGTCGCGCTGATGGCGTCGCTCGGACGCACCGGATTCGACACGTTGAAATTCTTGAAGAGACCCGCCTGCGACAACCGAATCGACTGAACGCCGAGATCGAAGTGCCCGTATACGAGCCGTTGTTTGTAGTACGCAGCGCACGCCGGAAAGCCCAGCATCAAAACCGGGTCCGAATACTGCGGAGGCCGGTCGAGCGTGGAGGGAGTGATGCGGTCCGGAGACGCGCCCATCGGCTCGCTGATGTCTTGGAACGCCAGCCCGTCTGTCGTACCGATGAATCCGTACGATGCAGAAGCGGCCGTCTCACCGGTTCGTTTGTAGATGTTGTACCGAATCGCGTTGGGCACCGCGGGCCACGACAAATCCGGGTTGGGGTTCGTCCCCGTCTTCTGCAGTACAGAGCCCTCTCGCATCAGCGACTCTTCGCCTGTCGTCGCATCGACGGACGTCACGCCGTAGTAGTAGTCGAAGGCCCCGGCCCCCGCAGAGTCGTTGACGGTCAAAGACGCCGGAGGATTGATCGAAGTCCCTCGCTTCGGAACCGCCAACGTCCACAGATGGTGATCCTTGCGAGTCAACTCTCGGGTCTCGTAGCCCGCTCGTGTAATCGTCAGTACGTCGAACGACTGCACGTACTTGATATAGTCGAGATCCGATTCGAGGTACGGCGACGTGATCTGCACCGGAGCGCCGAGCCACGACGGTGCGTACTGATACGTGCCGCCGCTCGTGTATACCCCGTAGCCCGTCGAGTTGATCCCGAGCAAGCTGAACTTGCGCATCGCGAGCTGACCGCCACTCACGTACGTGCCGTAGCCCGTCGAGTTGACGCCCGTGAGCGTCGCCTTGGCGATGGTGAGAGCACCGCCCGATTGGTACGACGAGAAGTTCGTTGAATCGACGCTGAACGTGACGACCGCGCCAGCAACATTCGTGAGCGTCACCGGAACGTTGTTCAGCTCGTAGCAGCCCTTCGTGAACCCACTGAGCCAAACGACGTCACCAATCGCAAGACCCGCACCGGAGTTGAGCGTGAGCGTGGTCGTCGATCCGCGCACCACAGCGGACACAGTGTACGCAGTCGTCGAGACGGTGAGCGCGTACCCCGCATCGTTGAGCTGAGTCATCCCCAGGACGCCCGTGATCCACGCGCGATCGCTCGTCGTGATGCCCGTAGAGCTGCGCAAGTACACGACGCAGGGGTTCGCCTTGGTCGCGCCGATGATCTGAGCAAGAACCTCGGTCGAGCCATCGACTGTGTAGTCGTTGCCGTTGAGCTGCGTCATCCCGCCGACGCTGCTGAACCGAATGAGATCGCCGTTCTGGACGTGCTGCGGACCTGAGTAGACCACGCAGGGATTCGCCTGCGTCGCGTGGAGCACTGAAGCCACCGTGCTCGGGTACACGATCTGCGCACCGTTCCGGATGAAGCGCATGTACGCCTCTCCGACCTCGATCACGTACGACTGCGAGTTGGAGTACTTGAACGCGAAGAGCGTGCTCTTTTTCGTCGCCGAGTCTTTCGTGCTGACGACGTACTTCGTACCCGGGCGATTGACCACGCTGCCATGCACACGAGGGAAAGCGTTACGACAAAGAGCCAGACCCGTCGCGTACTTCGCAAGATCTATGCGCCGATGCAGCGCAGGCGTCAGCTCTCCGCCGTCGAACACGCTCTGTCGTACGATCGGCACTGACTACCACCGAGCCACGGCGCGTCGCGCACTCACGGCAGTCGGGGCGTCGAACACCTTGTTGCGAACGAAGCCCTCGTTCACCGCGTTCGCCTTCGCCGCACGCATCGCTCGATCAGCGATCGTCATCGTCTCGCTGCGCGTCTTGCGGTCCTTCGCCAGATCCATCACGAGGCTTGACGCGAGCGCCCACGCGAAGGCATCCGCGAAGTGGTCCGGCCACTTCGACACGTCGGTGAGCCGGTAGGAGTAATCCACCCACGCGCTCCCCAGATGCGTGAGGATGTTGTGCTCGGGAACGGCCGGGTTGTACGAACGCTCGAAGGAGATGTGCGTCCACTCCCCCGTCTCGTAGTTCACGACCTTACGCGGATACTCCGGATGTACGACGGCCCACACGCGATAACAGTTCGAAGGGTAGACGTAACGGTACGTCCAGTTCACCGGAGCCGCCGTCGCGCTGAGCGCGAGCGCCTTCCGATCGTAGAGCCACGGCCATTGGAACTCGCTGAGCACGGAGTCTCGAAGCGACGGGTAGATCCGTCGAGCAGCCGCCGCAGACTTGCTCTGCGTAGTCGCGTAGTCCGCGATGAACTCGGCACCGATGTGTCCGAGCGCGAGGTTCACCAGCTCTGTCTCTGTGGCGACCGACATCGTGTCCCCTTAACAACAAAGGGCGGAGTCTCAGCGACCCCGCCCCTTGCCGCTCAACAGGCGAGCGGGTTACTTCTTCTTGCTGCTCCCCTCGGCCTTCGTGATCGCGTCGGACATCTTCTCCGCCTCGCTCTGCGGCGGAGACGAGAGCTTGGCTTCGAAGGCCTCGATCACGACGTCCGGCACTTTGCGGATCACGCGGAGGAGCTGTACCTGCGCACCGAGGTTGACTTCGAGCACCGTATCGTCGGGAACTTCGACGAGCGTGCCGGGGTACACGATGTGATCGTGCATCGCCTGCCGCTCGTACTCCTGATTCGTAGCGTTGTACTTGAGTACGTTGCCCGTGATGAAGCAGGTCTCGATGACCTCGCAGTGCAGCATCGTTTCTCCGTGATGGGGCTCGGCTTACAGCCACGCGCCCGTGAGGCGCGTCTGGAAGCCCGGCAGCGTGACACCTGCCGTGAGGTTGCCCGAGGTGAACGGACCCGTCGCGATCGTGTACCGCAGAGCGAAGTACCTTTCGAGATCGTTGTACGGGGGCATCGGCATCGTGTAGATGTACCCCGCCTGATCCCAGAAGCCGATCTTCGCGACCACATCACCCGCGGCCACCTTCGTCGGCGTCGCCATGCCCGCGTTGTCGTCGGTCACCAGCTCGATCTGCATCGTGGTCGCGCCGCCCGACCCGAACGCCGTGGTGACGACCACGAGGATCTGCATCGGACGGCCGCGTCCGAAGAAGACCTTCGCAGCGTTCTTGTCGTACACGTTGGTCGAGATTCCACCGGTCGCCGTGACGGCCTGCGCGTCCGCGAACAGTGACTGAGTGTCGAGAATCATGGGTCTTTCCTCTCGAAGAGGTGTAGGGGCTCGGCGTCTCCACGCCGTGGAGTAGATCAGGTCGCGAGCGACTCGGTCGCCGTCAGGGCATCGACCTCGCGGATCGGAGCGCCCATGAACGTGAGGATCTCCTTGCCCTCGAAGTTCGCGTAGCCCAGCGTGGCGTTCGCGATGTCGGTGCGCGCCTTGAGGTGCAACGCCGTCTTCACAGTGCGGTTGCAGTAGATCGCGAGACCGCCGCCCTTCGGCTGACGAGACGGGCGCTGCCACAACTTGTAGTACGCCTGGATCATCAGCTTGATGAGATTGCTGTAGTCGTTCGACGTGGTGTTGTCCGCAGCCACGAGGTCCGAGGTCTTCAGATTCGCGACGCGCGCGATGTAGCGCCAATCGCGAACACTGAGCCCGAGATCCCACGTGAACTGCTCTCGGAACACGCGGTACACGCCCGACGCCCCGAGATCCTTCGTCTCCTCACCGATCTCTCGGCGCTTGATGCCGGCCTGCGTGCCCTTCGGATAGAGCAAGTGGCACGTGTCAGCGCCCCACACGATGAACCAGATCGAGCAGCTCGAAGACGCCACCGCGTTGGCTCCGAGCACGATCTGCGCGCCGGGGCCTGAGGTGATCGTACCTCCCGCCGTGTCGTTGAAGCGAGCCCGCAGACCGAGCATGCGCTCGGGCGTGGTGAGCACGTCCTCGTAGAAGATCGCGCTCGCACCTTGCTGCGAGAGACCCTCGATGAACGCCTTCGCCTCACTCATGCGGAACGCCGCCGGGTCGTTGCTGAGCGCGACGAGCTTCGAGTCCACCTCGCTCCACGCTTCGAGCATGCCGGTCGTATCTTCGACCTGCGCCGTGGTGCTCTTCGTCGGCTGGACGCCCTGATAGAGCTTGCGCCATGTCGCCGACGGCACGCCCGTGCGGATCGTCGTCAGGTGTGAGACGCCGTTGTTGCACTCGACCGCGACGGTGTCCGTCAGGATCGGATTCACCTGGGCCATCATCTCGACGATGTCCGCGATCGAGTTGTTGGGGTCTCGACGCCGGTAGAGGTCCGCCAGCGTGAGGTAGTTGGTGGCGATGGTTGCCATTCAGGTCATTCCTTGCCGAGCGACTTGTTGAGACCGGGGTACAGGCGCTGCGCCCGTGCCGTCTCGTCGTCGGCTTCAGACGCAGCGCCGTCTCCGCGGCGTACGTCGAAGTTGTCGTCTGCCGTCGCCCGTGCGACTCGCGCAAGAAAGCGAACGAGCAGCGGAGAGTTCTGGTACTTCATCTCCGCCAGCTCTTTGAGGAAGTCCTCGCCGCCGTACTTCACGACCACGTCACGCGCAGCCACGACGGTCGCGGTGAGCTTGTCCCCACCGAACTCTTTGTCTGCGCGCACTTCATCGGCCCACTTCGTGGCGCGCTCGTTCATCGCGGCCTGCTGAGACGCCATGAGCCGCGTCACGAGCCCGCCCGCAAGAGCGACGAACTGATCCGCCTGCTCAGGCTTGAGGTCGAGCGCCTTCGCGAGCGGCACGAAGTCCTTCACCGTCTCGGGATCGAGTGAGTCGAAGCCCGCCGCCTTGAGCGCGTCGGGGATCTTCAGCTCGACCTTCTCCGCGTCGTACCACTTCACGCCCGAATCAGGCTTCGTATCTTCAGTCTTCGCGGGCGGCGCTGCGTCGGTCTTCTCGGGAGGCGGAGCCGCATCGGCCTTCGGGGGCGCGGCATCCGCAGTCGGCGGCGCGCCACCCAGCAGACCCGCGTCGGGCGCGGGGGTCGTTGCCGGAGTTGTGCTGCTCGCCGGAGGTGACGCTGCGCTCACTTCTTCTCCTCAGTCCTGGCTTCTCGCGCTGCCCGCCAAGCGGGCGTCTCACTCAGCATGGACGCATAGCGCACCGGGTAGTTCGAGGTGATAACACCCAATAACTCGATCGCTGCGCTCTGCCTTCCGACGCGCCACGCAAGTACCGTGGGATCGGCCGGGCCAATCGCGTGAAACGGCTGCAGCTCAGACAGGTGATTCCATAGCCACTCGCGGAACTGAGGCATGCCGAGCAGCGAGTGGAGCAGCTCTATCTGCCTCTCCGCCACGCTCTGTCCGACGCGCGGTGGGTCGCCGCGGAAAAGCTCCGCCGCACTCATACGAGCAGTCCACCCGGTTGATCAGAGTATCGACTGAGATCGACTGTCGAGCCGCCATTGAGTACGGCCGTGGCGAACTTCGTACCCGTCAAGTCGCCCGACGGAGCGGGCGTAAACCGCTCTCTCAGCTTCTCGCTCTTGCGGAAGTCCTTGATGCGGTAGAGATCTCCCCGCTTGTCGCGCGGCGCGTTGCCCGCAGCGTCGGTGTAGTGCAGGAACGCATCCGACAAACGCTTCTTGTACGCAGGCCCGGGGTCCGGACTCGTCCAGCTCCCCTTGCCTTGGCGTCGGCGCGACTCCTCGACCACGGCGCTCGCGCCGCCCGATGAGAACGTCATGAACACGCGCAGCGCAGAAGCTCCACACATCAGGCTATCCCCACTGCCTTGGCTGCGGCACCGAGCGCAGTCTCCGTACCGTCGGGAGTCTGCATCGGAGCCGTCGCGAGATCCTTCACCGTCTTGCCGAGCGCGGGCGCAACCGCAGCCGCAGCCATCGCGTTCTGCTGCTTGTTACGGGCCTCGCGCTCCGCATCGACTTCTTCCTCGGTGCGTACGATCTTGGGCGGGGTGCCGAGCCTCTCCGCTACGTCGTCGATGACCTCGTCGGGGTTGATCTTGTCGAGCACCGCGGGCCACGCCTGCGCCATGCCGAGCGCCATCGTCACGAGCCGGTCCACCGCACTCACACCCACGGCCCGCTGTGCCTGATGAAGAATCGAGATGTACTCGATCCGCAGCCGCCCGACGTTCTGCAGCTCAGGAGGCGGAGGCGGGATCAAGTTGCGCGCCTGCATCACGGCGAACGTGTTCTTCACGAGCGGGTCGAGCAGATCGTCGTTGATCGACTCCAGCACCGGGCCGAGCTGCAACAGCTTCTCTTCCTTGCGCTCTGCGATCTCGAACGCCGTGATCTGCGCGCGATCGATCTGCGTGAGCATGAGGAACAAGTCCTCGAACACACCCTTGCGAATACGCTGGCGCGTCAGCTCCATGTCTTCACGCAGATCTCCGAGCGGCAGCTTGACCTCGTACAACGAACGGATGCCCTCAGTCGATCCGAGCGGCACCGCGTTGTGCCCGCCCGGCAGCGTGTCGAGCGAGTCGATGGGCGGGCCCTGCGTCGGCGGGTCCACGATCTTGTCGATGCCCTTCAGCTTCTGTAGTTGCTGCGCTTGGAGCTGCTTCACATCGGGGAGGATCTCGCCGCCGAGCGAGTACCCGTAAGGCGACTCGATCGCAGCCTCCCAGCGCGGCGTGAGCAGCGGGAAGCGATCGAACCCGCTCTCGCGCAGGTACTGATCAACCTCACCGTTGTCTCGCTCGTACCAGCACGACTTCCATCGCTTGTACTTGCCAAGCGCGCTGCCGGGGAAGCGATCCGCTTCATCGCGCGGCTCGATGACGTGAACGACGTCGTAGTACTGGTAGAGGATGCCCTGCTGCCAGTTCTGCTGGATCAGCCGCGAGCAGTTCTCGATGCCGAACTTCTCGACGATCTGACGCACCGTCATCGGGATGTCGCGGTAGCACGTGTCGATGCGCCCATCGACGCCGAGCGCGAGCCTGAACGCGCCGATCGGGAACTCCTCGAAGCGCAGCACCTTCTCAGGATCTTCGAGCTGCGCCACGACCGCAGGACCGAACACCGCGAGCGACTCGTACACGCTCGGCAGGATCTTGTAGAGGTTGGTGTTCGAGAACAGCCACTCCATGTTGCGCTGCACTGTGTACAGCCACTGGCGCACGGGGCCGTAATCATTCAGGTCCGGATCGGGCGCAGAGAGCCTGAACCACGGACGAGCAGGCGACGTGATCCCGCTCATCATGCCCGATCGCAGCGTGCGAATGGCCTGCGTCGCGGTCGAGTCGAGGATGCGGTCAGAGCGAATGCGTCCGTCGTTGGCACGAGTGTCATCACGGAAGCGCGACTTGTTGGGGAGCAGGAAGTCGCTGAGATCACGCCACCGATCCTGGTAGCCCGAGCGCAGCAGCTCAGATCGGAGCGCCTCGTCACGCAGCCTCAGCCCGCGCACGCCGCGGACGTGAGGCAGCATCGGCACGTTCGATCGTGTCCCGATGTATGAGACCGAAGCCACGAGCTACGTACCCAACAGAGTCTTGGGGTTGCCCGGGGCTTCGGTCAGCAGGCCGTACGCGCCCGTCGTCTGCGTACTCAAGATCCCTTGCTTGGCCTGCAGCTCGGCAGTCTGGTTCCTGCGCGAGGAGAGACTCGCCTCACTCGGAGGCGCGGGGGCAGGCGGAGGCTTCTTCACGCTGGAGCTGAAGCACATGAGCGCGCAAGCTAGCGAGAGCCGTGATTCGAGGTGTTACCGAGAGTGCTTGAACGGGTCGTAGTCGCGTCGTGTGTGGACCTGCTGCGCGGGCCCGAGCTGGCTCGCGAGGGCGTGAGGCACGGAGAACGTGAGCGCCGCTGCGTCGCCGAGATCGGGGCTCAGACCGAGCCGCGCCTTGATGTGCTCCTTCGATTCGAGCAGCAGCCGTGTGCCCACGAACTTCGTGCCTTCGTCCCACCGAGGCGCAGTCAGCTCACTGTGCAGGATGTCGTCATCGGGAATCGACACAGGCACCGCCTTGTCGTCTATCCACTGCCGCATGTGATCCCACATCTCCGCGCGCCGGTTCGCGTAGCGATCGGGCTCGTACGCCTGCGCTCCGAAGTTCACGGCATGAACGATCTTGTCGTAGCCGTTGGCCTTGAGTATGTCGTACACGCCAGCTCCGACGCCCGTGACATCGATCGGCATCGCCTTGGGCTGGAACTGCTTGATCACCATCGCGAGGCGCGAGGCGATGGCGTTGAGGTCGTTCATGTCCCACCGCTCGCAGATGATCTTCCCTAACACACGACCTTGCCGAGAGATCACGCCCGTACGATCTCCACCACCGCGCGCGGGATCGACACCGATGACGATCGGTCCGTAGGGCTCCGTGAGCGTGCGTCGCGCCTCGACCACGCGCTGATTCGAGATGAACGAGCCCTCGCCTCCAGACTGAAAAGCTTCCATCACGTTCCCCGGATGCTCTTGAAGGAATCTCCACGACGGACCCGACTCGGGATCCTCGCCTGTCTGCGCACAGCGATCGGCGTTCTTGGTGTACGCCCAGTAGAGCTGCTCGATGTCCACCTCGTGCTGCTGCTGATACGCGAGCCACGCCGCGCTCGGCTTCCAGTCATTAGGGGGATCGCGTCGATTCGAATGCTTCATCTTCCACGAGAGGAACGTGCAGCGCCACGTACCCACGCCCCTAATAGCTGCCATCGTCGTCGCCCAGAACGGACCACCGACACCGTTCGCACTCGACTCAAGGATGAGCATCGAGCCCGTGCTCGGCACGGCGTTGCCCGCACCATCGAAGTGGTCTTGGGCATTAGGCCAGAACGCGACCTCGGAACCGTGAAAGAGCTGGAACGTGAACGAGCGGCCCACGCTGCGCGCACCGGCCGTACCCACGACGTAGCCCGAGTCCATTTTCGGGAAGCGCAGCTCGTTCGCGTTGTCCTTGCCGACAGTGGGCGCAACGAGCTTCGGCAGGTTGTCGTAGTACCGCTCGACCATGCCGAAGAGATTCGACGTTGCCTTGGCCTCGTGGGTGAGGATGAACGCCAGCCAACCGAAGTGGTGAATCACGCGCCACAAGAAGTAGGCCGTGATCAGCGTCGAGGTGCCGAGCTGTCGCGCCTTCGGTACGACGAGACGCACGAAGCCACGAGAAAGCCACTGCTCCTCGATCTCTTCGTACAGCGCCTGCTGCGCCTCGTTGAGGATCAACGGTACGACGTCGCCCGACTCACTGCGGATACGCAGACACTTACGCGCGAAGTACGGGAAGTCGTCCCGCAGACGCCTCCGAATACGGCGCTCGTCGAAGGACAGCTCCATCAGTGCGTGGGCGGCTTGGGCAACCCCACGAGCGTGGGCTTGTGGATGAGCGTCTTGCGCTGCGAACGCAAGTAGTCCGACACACCCGACAGCGCGTTGGCAAGCATCTCACGCGCGGTGTCGTCGGCCGCCCAGTTCTCGATCTTCGCCTGGATGCGCCCATCCGGCTGCACGAGCATGAGCACGTTGAGACTCGATACGCAGACCGGTCCCCGAGCCCCGTCCTTCTCGTCATCCATCCGACTTCTCCTCATCGTCGAGCATCTTGAGCGCCTGCTCGTGGGTGATCGTCACGTCCGCCGTGTGGTGCTGCGGAATGATCCGATTAAATGCGCCCATGAAGGTCTTCGAGTCCCGCTTCCCCAACGCCACGAGGTAGTCCTCGCCACCTAATCGATCGAACGCGTTACGCACAGCCTCGCGCACGTCGGCCGTGAACTTGTTGGGCGTACCCTTCTTACGGCCGCCGTACTTCGGACTACCCTTGGGTCTGCTCACGGAACTACCTCAAACTAAAATTCGTTCAGTCGAACAACGTAACAGGCTGCTCGAAGAGTCTCACCCCGAGCCTACGCTCGACCGCGAACTGCGCCTCCATCCCGTCGGAGTACTTGACCTTTCGCTTGCCGGTCAACGACTTAGAGGCGACACGAGCGATCCGCCGCGCACGCTCCAGCTTGGGCATCTCCACCGCCCAGAGCCCCGCAACACGGCGGCGCAACAAACCTTCATCGATGAGCGGCTGAGTCCACCGATGAATGTGAAGCGGGCAGTACCCGATCTTCTTCGCGACTGCGTACCCCGACACCGGGGCGAGTACCTCTACCTCGTTGAGTACACGAATGAAGAACTCCACTCGCCGCTCGATCTGTGTCACACGACCTCCGAAGGCCCGGGCCGGTGAGGGGTCGGCACCGGAGGAGATGCCGCCGGCCCGGGCAAGCAAGGGAGGTCTACTCAATCGAAGGGGTGGGTGCAACGAGGGGCCGGTGAGGGTGTACGACACCGGCGCATAAGAACCGGAGGGAGGCCTTATGATCTATTGATTACTTACTTTACTTACTTACTTAAGAAAAAGAAAAGAGGATACGGAGTATCCACGGCGACCGGCGTAAAGCATTCTTCATGGCGTCATCATGCTCCCAAAAGGTTTTGCCGCGGCGCGGGGGAAGGCAAAAGGAATTGCGCGTCGTTTTGGGTCTGGTAGGGTGCCTCCCCTAACGCAAAGGAGGGTTCTCGTGCGCGTAATCAGTCTCAGTAAATTGATGGTCCCCGACGATCTCTGGCCCCGCGTCAAATCGTCTGCGGCGCTTGAGGGTTTGACGCTCTCTCAGTTCGTGGCGCAGGCCCTGTTGTTCCACGTAGAGCACCAAGAGAATGCGCGTCGCGTGAAGTGGATCAAGGAGTCCGCGCCGAAGAAGCGCACCCGATGAGCCGCGACGCGCTCGGCTCCCGCGCGAAGAAGTACAGGTTAGACCGAGCGGACATCAA